AGGATACACAAAAGAGCAAAAACAAACTGGTGCAATTTATCATATCAGTGCATCTGTAGATATCTGTGATATTTTGGAGAAAGAAGTTAGAATTAATGTTTCAAAGACTCAAGAACAATTAGATGCTCTTGGAACTACCATGGGAGAAGCAATGGGTAAAGAGTTAGAGAAGGTTTTTAGTAAATTTGCTTAATAATATAATAATTGTTTAAAGGAGAATTGTTAATGGATTTGACTAAAGAGATGATTAATTGTCTTAAGATACCGCATACCAAGTTTAATAATTGGTATGGTTCATGTCTTAATTGTGAAATACATAAGCAAGACAAAGTAATTAGAGATGAAAACAATGTATGTATTATTGCAATAGATTGTATAAAATGGCTTGAAGAACAAGAAAAATTATTATCCTAGCAAAATTCCATTTCCAAGGACTTAAATAAAAGTAAAGGAGTTGTTTTACAATGAAAAAGACAAATCTATTTTTAGCACTTGGAGCAGGACTGATGACATTTGGAGTAATATATAATTATCATAATGGTGATTATACTTGGACTACTCTTCAAGCTAAAATTTTAATTGGATTTGGGATTGTTGGTTATTTAGCAATTAGGAATAGTAAAAGAAAATTTGTTCGCTAAATCAATTTATAGGAAGAAGGTGAGTAATAATGGATAAAAATAAAATAATTCTAACTGCAATTGCAGGGATATTAGCTGAAGCATACGAATATAAACCAAATCAAATTCAAGCAATAATGGGAGATAAATATGAATCATTTATGAGTAGTTTTGATGGTATTGATGAAAGAGAATTTGAAAAATAACTTATTAAGTTGTTTAATGAATATTTAAGTGTGATTTAGAAAGGAGATACATATGAGTTCTGGATTTTCATATAAAGATGTAGCAGATATTAGTTTTTATGATTTAGACGTAGAATATTTTAAATCTTTATATGGTAATTGGCAGATATAGAAAATACATCTACTAGAAATGGAAATTTAATTTTATTGAATTGCTACATGTCTCCAACAAAACTAGAAGATATTTATAGTTTAGAAAGAAGTAAAACGTGGATTCGTGAATTTATGAAAACCGCATGGGAGTAGGGTTTGAGGGTTTCACAAATCCCTTAAGTCATTCATTTGCCTTGGTAAATAATAGGAGGAAATAAAATTGAGTACAATAATTATTAACGGAACTAAAATTCAAACAAGTGGCAATAATATTTCAGTTGTAAATGGCACTGTATATGTTGATGGTAAAATTGCTTTATCTGGTTTATCAGGTGATGTAAACATTAAATTTGAAGGTGATTTGGCATCTTTAAAATGTGATGGAAGTGCTGAAATTAATGGAAATGTTCAAGGAAATGTAGACGTAGGTGGATCATTAGATTGTGGTGATGTTGGTGGCAATGTAGATGTGGGAGGTTCTATAAGGTGCGGGAAGGTATCAGGTGATATTGACGCAGGAGGAAGCGTTAAGTGTACTAAATCATAAAATAATTATTTGACACAAACTATCAAACGTGGTATACTGGTATAAGGACATTGTTTTGAAAGGAGGCAAAAATATTATGGAATTAGATATAAAAAGTTTAATTCATGAAAGTATAGTTTGGGCATGTGCATATAATGAAGATAATAATTATGATTATTCTCATTTGAAGCAATTACCAATACAAGGAATGATTTTAGATAAGTATAAAACAAAAATCGATAAACCTAAATATAGTAGTTGGGGTATTTGCTCCAATTAATAAAAAAGGTGAATTGGTTAAAAGTAAAGTAGTAGATGTATACTCTAGACACTATGCAAATACATATGAAGAATGTATTGAGGTTTATAATGTATTAGTTCAAACGCGAATTGATAGATTAAATGATATTATTAAAGAGTGTGAGACACACAAAATAAAAATATAAGATGTAGGAGGATGTGATGACTACAATAATTAAAACTTGTGCTAATTGTACTCATAGTGAAAAAGTTAACGAACCTTCTTGTGTTGATTGTACATTGGGGAGTCCAAAGGGTTGGGAACATGATGGAATTGGAACTTGTAAGGGAGGTGAAAACATGGAGTTAACATCGCGAAAAATGATTAATGAATATAAGGAAAATCCAAAGAAAGCAATTGAACAATTAGAATTCTGTGGTTATGAATGTGAAGGTGGCGTAATGGCTAACAATGTTGCTTTTATCGCGCTGAAAGAATTGGTAATGGAAGAGGAGGAAATATAAAATGATTACATATTTAGCATGGTATACTTTTATAGTTACTGCATTATCTACCTTAATAGTTGTTTTTAGTAAAAGAGCATCCGGTGATAGATTCGCAATTGCATTATTAAATTCACCAGTTATAGTGTTTGCATACAATATATTATTCAATAAATAAGAAAGAGGTAATAAATGCGAAAAGTTAGGTTTTTGCAAGATTTTGAATCATTCAGAAAAGATACTTATAGAGTTATTATGAGTGAAGAGAATGGTTATTACAATGTTCAAATTGATTTGCATAGCATGGATTTATTTGGAATAAGCAAACAACTTAATGGAGATATTTATCAGGTTGTGGAAAGGAGTTAGGTTAAATGCCAAGATTAGAAAATTGGAGCGTCATTAGTGATTTTGATCCATTTAAAGCACCAGAACTTCAGGCCAAAAGATTAGAAGGTGAAATATATGATGATGAAAAATGTAGGTTCCCAGATGGTTCAGAAGTTACTACTTCAAGATTAGTGAAGTTGGATTTAAATAGTATGATAGCACAGACAAGAAATACTGGATACGTATTAGGAAAAATGTCAGATAGTTATGTAGAATGGTTAGATTTTAATAAGGTTGACATTGAATCAATTGTTGTATAAAAATAAAACAATGAAAGTGGGAATTATAAATGCCAATTTTAAAAAGAAATGTAGTGTTAACACCTTCCATGATGATTGAAAAAGCAGTAGGAGTAGTAGCAAATGCGGTCAGTATGTTTAATCTTGCAGTTCAAGAGATCGACAAAGCAAATGAGATGTTGAATCAGTCTAAGGAAAAGAGTCAAGCGAAAATTGATTCGTTGGAATTAGAATTAGCTAATACACAACAGGTTAAGAGCGAAGCAGAGGCAAAGATTAATTCACATTTGGAATTAAGGGGAAAATTGAGTCAATTTGCTTTGTAAAATATTGATTTTTGAGTAAAAACTAAAAACACAACTCTCTCATGCTTCGATTTACTCGCTCATGCCACGTTTTTCAAATAAGTAAATCCCTCGAAATAAAAATTTCGAAGGATAATTTGTTGGTAAAAAGTAACAAATAAAATATTTTCATTGTTGTTGGGAATATGTTATACTTATTAGATAAGGAATAAATAGAAAGGGTTGATGCTTATCAAGATGACATCGTTTGGACTGACACCAATTTGTAGGGGAGTCCCACCACCTAATTCAATTATATTTTAAAAGATCATTATAGTAATAAATAAATATAACTGAAAGAAGGAATTATACATATGGAAAACAATGAAAATAATAGTGAATTACGACAAGCGATTAATGACATTACTTTGATTGGAGAAGTTAAGGAACAAAAGTTGAACTTAGGTAAAAATAAAGAAGGTAGTTATATCAATGGATCTTTGGTTGTTAATACTGGTGATTTTTCAGAAATTGAAATTAAAGTTTTTGTAGCAGAAAAAAATAAAAAAGGTACTACAAAAAAAGGGTTTGAGACACTACAAAAATTCATCAATGAAGATTTGTTGACTCTAGCGTCCTGTAAAAATGATGAAGATCGCGAAAATGTAGCAAAAGTACGGATACAAGGACAAAAAGAATTTACTCCTCGTTTTAACGAAGATATTTTTAAGATTAAAGAGACTGAGGAAGTAAAAACCAAAGTAAATGTTGACTTAGGTTTTGGCAATGTTATAGTTGATTCTTCAATTAAACCAGAAGACTATAAAGCAAGATTCGATGTTGAAATGTTTGTGACCTCTGTTAAGGAAGAATTAAAGCAAGATGAACCAACAGGAAGAACTATTATTAGTGGATGGACACCCGTTTATGGTGGGAAAGTTATTCCTATGGAAGTTATTGCAGGGATCATTGTTGGTGATGATGGAGAAGAATTTGACTTTGGCGAAGAAATTCTTAGTCAAGTTGAAGAAGGAATGACAATTGATGTATGGGGTAAAATCAATTATAAGTCCATTATTACTACAACTACAAAAGGTGGAGGTTTAGGAAAGGCCAAAATAGAGGAACATAGAGAATATATTAATGAATTAATTATTGACGGTGCAGAAATTCAAGAAGACGAAGAAAAAGAATTTGATATGGAATTAATCAAGCAAGCAAAAATTGAACGGGATGTTGCAATCGAAGAAGAGAAAAATAAAGAAGTTACTGAAGGCAAAGACAATAAAAAAGGCAAAGGCATGGGCAACAAAGGATCAAATACAAGTGCAGGTACAACTACTAAACGCGAAAGGCCCAAGTTTTAATCGGTAATAGGGGAGAAATCCCCTTCTCTTATTTAATGTAATAATTAATAATACAATAATAAAATATTAGGGGGAAATTTATTAATGGCAATATCAGATAAACTACAAGAATTATTACAAAAGAACTTCAAAGGTGATGTTCAAGTTAGTCATGTTTCTGCTGATTTAAGAGGGAAGGTAATCGTACTTTATGGTGGAAATAATGTGGGCAAAACGTCCCAATCTGCAAAGTTTAAAAATCCCATCTTTTTGCCAGTTGAAAAAGGACTTAATGCAACTAATGGAGCTATTGCATTAAAAACATCTAATTGGAGTGACTTGAAGAAAAACGGTAAAAAATTAGCTGGTAAAGAATTTGTTCAATTATTGCAAAGTGGTGAACAGATTACTGTGGTAGTAGATGGTATTGAAAGAATAGGAACATATGTTAAAAACTATCTTTGTGCAAAATATGATGTTGATTCAATTGGCAAAGCTAATGGTGGATATGGATGTTGGGAAGAATATGATGCTTTAGTTTGGACTTGGGTTGATGGAATAATTAGTTTAGGATATACTATTGCGTTCTTAGGTCACGCAAAATTAGATAAAAAGAAAGATAAATACGTTATTGATGGTGATGAAAGAAATATCAAACCTATTAGAGATAATGCCGATATAGTGTGTTATTTAGAATCTAATGGGGTTGATGACAAAGGAAAAGTTATTCCTTCTTCAGCTTATTTAGCTGAAACAGATGATTATTTTGCCAGAAGTAGGTTTACATATATGGATACATACATTGAAGAATTCTCAGCAGAAAACTTAGAAAAAACAGTTATTGAGGGTATCAAAAGGCAAAATGAAGCAGAAGGATATACTGGAGTTAGTTTTGAAGAACAACAAAAAATCTATGGTAAAGTTGAAGAAACATTTGAAAGTGTAGTTGAAGAAATTAAAGAAATGTATGCAAAATTAGATGAATTAGATATGGTGGATGATTATGTTCAAATTGTTGAAGAACATCTTGGGAAAGATGGAAGAGTAGGAGAAGCAACTGCCAAGCAATTTGAAGCTTTAATTTGTATTAGAGATGATATCGAATCTAAGTTAGAAGAAGTATAGGAATAGCATCAATTAATAATGGGGAGTAGTTATCTACTCTCCATTTAAAATAGAGGTGATTATATGGCAACAAAAATTATAAAAGATAAACCACAAAAAAAGTTAAAATGTGTTGTTTGTGAAGAATTCTTTCCAAAAGAAGAAACAACTGTTAAAAGCAATAAAAGATATTGTAAAATCTGTTTAGAAACGAAAGAAGAAGAATCTGCCTTATATAAAAATGATTGGGATCTACTCTTTGAATACATATGTAAATTATATAGTATTGATAAGCCTACAGGAATGATGTTTCAACAAATGAAAAACTATAGAGCAGAATATGAGTATACCAATATTGGCATGTATTATACTCTACAATATTATTACAAGATTTTAGAGAATGATGTATTGGAAGATACTGGGTTGGGAATCATTCCTTATTTCTATGATAAAGCAAAGAAACATTATAGTAAGATGTTTAATCTTCAAGATTTTGCAGAAGAGTTTAAAGGAGGAGAGAAATCAGTCCAAATAAAAACTAAGATTGCTGATAAAATATCAATTCCTAAAAACCCTTTACCATTGAATTTTAACTGGGAGGAGGAACAGGATGAAGATAACTAAGAAACAAATCGAAAAATATCATGATAAAAGAACCTCTTGTCAGGTATTGGGTTGCATAATGAAAAGTCCCAATTTATTGAAAGATAAAAAATATGCATTGAATTCCGATGACTTTCCTCATGGACTTCATCAATTAATTCATACTTGTGTGTATAATTTATCACTTCAGGGATTAAATGAAGTAAAAATAGCAGATATAGAGACATACTTAAATACAAATGATCCTAAGTCATACAAGGTAGTTTTTGAGAGTGAAAAGAATGTTGAATGGTTATCTCAAATATATGAAGATGGCAACAATTCAAATTATGATTATTACTATAATAAATTAAGAAAATTATCATTACTTAGAAGTTATATGACAGAAGGTACGGATGTATCTGGTATGTTAGACATGGATGAGATAGATCATATAATCATCAAACAACAACAAGAAAAATTTGAATCTATGACATTAAGTGAGGTTCAACAACATTTTGATAGAAAAAACTTTAACGTCAAAGAAAAGTTCTTAATAAGAGATTCAACAAAACGCAGAAAAGCTGGAGATTATGCAGATGAATTGCGAGTAAAAATGAAAGAATCCCCCTGTTATGGGTATGGATTAGAAAGTAAATATTTAAATACACTTACTAGAGGTGCATTAAAAGGTGGTTTTTTCCTTGAAACAAGGGATAGTGGAAAAGGAAAAACTAGGGTTGCTATAGAAAGACTGCTTTTAATATGTTGTTCCCATTTATGGGATTTTGACAAAAACGATTTTGTTCCCAATCCAAATGGACAAAATAATGTTGGACTATACATAGGAACAGAAATGAAAATCTATGAAGAATTAGAACCTATGATGTGGGCATTTGTTAGTGGTGTAGAAGAGTTCAAGATTAAGAAGAACATCTTGACAAAAGAAGAAGAAATAAGAGTCGATAAAGCTATTGAATATGTTAAGAATGCAAAATTATTCTTAGAGGATGAACCCAATTATGATTTAGCATACATAAGAAACACTGTAGACAGATATAAAATCAATGAAGGTTTAGATGCTTTAGCTATTGATTATCTTGAATTAACTATAGCATTAACTGCTGAATATGTTCAATTAACTAAAGGAATGACTGCTAGAGAAGATCAGGTATTATTAAGTCTTTCCTCTAATACAAAAACACTAGCAACAGATTATGATATTATTATTTTTGGATTCACGCAAACTACAGACGGAGCAAGAGTAGATGGGTTTAGAGATCAAAGAGCTGTAAAGGGTGCTAGGTCATTGCCAAATAAATGCGATGTTGGCATTACTGTATTTGCACCGACAAAAAAAGAACTTGATTTTATTCAACCTTTAATTCCAAAAGCAAAGGGATTAAATAAAACTATAATTCCCAATGTTTGTTATACTATATATAAAAATAGATTTGGAGAAATCACTGAGGAGGTAAAAATATGGTGCTATCAAAATCTTGGGAATATGAAAACTATTGATTTATTTTGTACAAATAGAGACTATGAACCAATATCCATAGATAAAACATTAATTGAATTAGAAGATAAAGTCATTGAAACGAGTGATTAATAATGGACAGAGATGAATTAATGGAGTTGGTGACAACAGAAGATGTTATTAATATTTTAAATGATTTAGGTTCTGAAAGTCCTAGAAAAGACAAAAGCAATGATAATGTATTGCAGTTCTCAACAGTTTGTCATGGAGGAGATAGTCATAAACTCTATTATTATATAGATAGTAAATTCTTCGTTTGCTATACTTCGTGCGGATCAATGAGTCTTTATGATTTAATTATGTCAACCAATAATATCACTTTCACAGAAGCGTTCGCTTATCTCTGTAAATTTAAAAATATTACTAACTTTAGTAAAAAGAAAAAAGGATTACAAAAAAAAGAAGTAGAAAATGATGATTTAAAATTTCTAAAACTCCATCTTCACAAAAAAGAAAAACAATTGGTAAAATTACCTTCTTATAATAAATACATATTAAACATATTTGATAATTATTTGCCTATGTCATGGTATGAGGAAGGAATCACAGATGAAATTGCTGACATATTTCAAATAAAATTCTATATGAATCAATTCAAATGTATAATTCCTCATACTGATATCAATGGGAATTTAGTAGGTATAAGAGCAAGAAACTTCCTAAAGCACCAAGTGAGTTCGGGGAAGAAGTATATACCAATAACTATTGAAAATCTCACTTATCGATACCCCATTAATTATAACCTTTATGGAATATTTCAAAATCAACACAACATTAGAAAAATAAAAAAAGTTATAATATTTGAAAGCGAAAAATCAGTTATGTTATACGGTAGTCACTTTGGTCAAGAAAACAACATTAGTGTTGCATTGTGCGGAACAAGTTTAAGTTTATACCAAAGGGACTTACTACTTTCCTTGGACATAAATGAAGTAATTATTGCTTTAGATAGACAATATGATTTAGATAATTTAGAAAGTAAAGAATTTGAAAATTATAGAAAAACAATTTTAAAAATTGTAAGAACTTTTTCAAATTATACCGCAGTATACGCTATTTTGGATTTTGAAGGTTTGTTAGGATACAAAGATTCGCCCATTGACCAAGGAAAAGAAATTTTTAGTGTATTATATAAAAGCAAACACGATTCCATTGAAATAGAAGAAGAGTGGGCTGAATAATTTTAATAGGAATTTTAATAGGAGGAAAAATGAATAAAAATACGTTGGATAGAACTGGGGAAGTGGGTTTTAATACATATGGTACAAAAATGACAATAGTTAAATACACAAACAATGTTAATATTACTGTTTTATTTCAAAATGGTTATTTCGCAATATGCACATATCAGTCATTTAAGAGTGGGATGGTAGCAAATCCATTTGATAAAACAATTTCTAATATTGGATATATCGGACAAGGGAAATATTCATCTAAAAACAATAAGAGTATATATAGAGTATGGGTCGGCATAATTCAAAGATGTTACGGCATCAATCAACATAAAATCCAACCAACCTATATTGACTGTACAGTTTGTGATGAATGGCATAACTTCCAAAACTTTGCCAACTGGTATGAAGATAATTATTATGAGATTCCTAATGAATCAATGGGCATCGATAAAGATATTTTAGTGAAAGGTAATAAAATATATAGTCCTGAAACTTGCGTATTCGTGAACACTAGAATAAACACTCTGTTTATAAAATGTGATTCAATAAGAGGAGATTATCCTATAGGAGTAATTTATATCGAAGATAGAAATAATTATAAATCTCAATGTAGAGATGGGAAGGAGAAAATATTTTTAGGTAATTACAACACTTCGAATGAAGCTTTTAATGTGTATAAGAAATATAAAGAAAGACTAATCAAACGGGTAGCTGACAAATATAAAAATATAATTCCACAAAAATTATATGACGCAATGTATAAATACGAAGTTGAAATTACAGATTAATATAAAGAAAAGAGGAAAACAATTTTGAAATACAAGGTTTTGAACAAAAATTATGATTTAATCAGCGAAAATGAATTGTTGGATATTCTATTGAAAAATAGAGGCGTAGAAAATCCAAAAGAGATGTTGAATGTCAATGCATCTGCTGTACATGACGGGATGCTTTTGAAGAATATGATACGTGGTCTTAATATGCTTCATTGGCATATTCAAAATAATAGTAAAATACACATTATAGATGATGTGGATGTTGATGGATTAACATCTGGTGCAATTATAGATAATTACATATTGAATATCAATCCAAATATAATAATTACTCATTCAATGAATGACAATAAAATACACGGAATTGTAGTAAAGAATCTTGAAGAATATAATTTTAACTTATTGATTGTGCCAGATGCAGGTTCATCGGATATTAAACAGTGCAAAGAATTGGTAGAAACAAGAGATGTAGATATATTAATTGTTGATCACCATGAGTTAGAAGAAGATAATCCATATGCGGTAGTTATCAATTGTCAAGATGGACAATACCCCAATATCACATTATCTGGTGCAGGAGTGGTCTATAAATTTATTAAAGAATATGATAAGAAATACGGATTCAATTTCTCAGATAATTATCTAGACTTAGTAGCAATAGGTATGATAGCAGATTCTATGGACTTGAGAAATTATGAAACGAGACATTTGGCTATAGAAGGTTTAAAATCAATAAATAATGAGTTTATGAAACAGTTCTTGGTAAAAAATAAAGTTTTAGAAGGAGAAAATATTAACTTTGAGTTTATAGGATGGAAAATAGCTCCCTTTATCAATGCAGTTACAAGAATAGGAAATGCTGAAGAAAGGATGAATTTAATAAACGCCTTTTTAGGGAAGAAAGAAACAAAAGAATATCAACCAAGAAGAAAACACAAAGAAGATCCTAAACCAGAAATCATAATACAAACATTACAAGAATGTATGATCCGAGAAACCACCAATATTAAAGCAAGACAAGATAAACTAGTTAAAAAATCAATGGAAGAATTAGCAGGAATAATTGAGATACAAAAACTAAATGATAATAAAGTAATTATAATAAATGCTACAGATATATTAGAGAAGTCTTTTTCAGGGTTGGTTGCGAATAAATTAGCAAGCATTTATAAGCGTCCAATAATTATCTTAAAGCAAATGGGTAAAAAAACTGAAGATGAAAAAGAAGAAGCAATATTTGGAGGCAGTTTTAGAAGCTATGATTTATTCCCTATAGAATCTTTCATGGATGTGTTGAGAGAAATTGATACCTTTATTATGCTTGGAGGTCATCCAAACGCAGGAGGGTTTAAGATTAAAGAATCCAAGATTCAAGAGACTCAAAATAAGTTAAATGAAATGTTTAAAGATGTTGATATTGAAGATGTATATATGGTAGATTATGAAATTCCAATTGGAAGATTAAAGGAGAAACATATTTTACAAGTAGGTCAATGGGTAGATATTTGGGGGAATACATTAAAAAAGCCAATCTTTGCCATCACAGACGTTTCATTAAAGGTAGAAGATATTCAATTATTGGGAGACAAAAGAAATTTAATAAGATTTGAAAAAACAATAGGGAATAATAAAATAGTATTTATTAAGAAATTTGCAAGTGAAAATCTATATAATGAAATGATTATGAAGAATCATAAGGGATTATCTAAGAAGAATAATAAAGTAAAACTTGATATTATTGGAGAATTTTCAATCAATAAATGGAATGGAATGGAGTTCCCACAAATTGAAGTAATTGCATTCAATGTAAGCAAAGAAAAAAGAATTTAGATTCTAATTAGCAATAAATAATATTATATGGTATAATTAATGAGGAAGGAGCAATGAGCATTGACAATATTAGATGAGGATTTTGTACATTTACACACACATCACGAGCATAGTAATTTACGTTTTCGGGATTCAGTTAATAAAATTAAAGATATGATTCTTCATGTTGATGGGTTAGGTAATCGGGCTATGGCAATTACGGATCATGACGCACTTTCTGGGCATATAAAGTTTTTAAATACAGTCAAAGAATTGAAATCTAAAGAGAAAATACATAAAGACTTCAAACCAATTCTAGGAAATGAAATTTATTTAGTTGACGAAGAAATAATGTATGAAGAAATGAAGGATCAAGAAAAAAAACCCAAATTCTACCATTTTATAGTTTTAGCCAAAGATAATGAGGGTCATGAACAAATGAGAGAATTATCTACTAGAGCATGGACAAGGTTATTTAATTATAAAGGTGTAGAAAGAGTGCCAACGTTCTATAGCGATATGGAATCCATTCTAGGAGAAAATAAAGGGCATCTGATAGCATCAAGTGCCTGTCTCGGAGGAATGTTGCCACACTTAATTTTGAGTCTCCTACAGGAAGAAAATGAAGAGACCCAAGAACATATAAAAGATGAATTAGATGATTTTTTAAACTGGTGTCTTGATTTATTTGGAGAAGACTTTTATATCGAATTGCAACCTTCTTTGCAACAAGAGCAAATAGATTTTAATAAAATGGCAGTAAAAGTGGCAAAAGCATACAATATTAAATGGATAGTGACAACGGACGCTCACTATCTAACTGCTAAAGATAGAGAGATTCACAAAGCATTTTTAACCTCAGAAGATGATTTAAACAACAATCGTGAAGTAGATATGTTTTATAGCACAACTCATTTTTTTACTGTGGACGAAATATTTAAGAATATGGACTATTTAGAAACTGAGGACATTCAAAAAGCAATTTTAAATACTAAAGAAATTGCAGATAAGATTATTGAATATGATTTTTTTGCTGAATCTATTATTCCTTTAAGGGAATTGCCTAAAAAGTCAGAGTGGTATCCAGTCAATCAAAAAATATTGAATAATTATCCATATATAAAAGAACTTTATGAAGATATTGAGAGTCAGCATACTTATTTAATTACTCAAACATTTAAAGGAATAGCAGAAAGAGAAATTACGAAAGAAAAATTAGATGAAGTATTAGAAAGAATTAATATTGAATGCAAGGAAATTATAGGAGCAAGTAAAGCTAAACACCAACCAATGGGAGCATATCTAAATACTATGCAAAAGAATGTGGATATTATTTGGGAAGAAGCTGAATCATTTGTTGGGCCTGGAAGGGGAAGTGCTAATGGATATATTATCAATTACCTATTAGGCATTACTCAAGTAAATCCCCTAGAACAAGGAGTAGAAATGCCTCATTGGAGGTTCATGAGTGCAGAAAGACCAGACAGAAATTAAAATTACTATGCAAACTAACCAACTAACCAACTAACCAACTAACTAATTGTATTATAATCTGAAGGGAGGTGATTGATTTGAGTGGATATAGAAAATACAAATTGAATGAAAATTATTTTGAAACTATTGATACAGAAGAAAAGGCTTATTGGTTGGGGTTAATATATGCAGATGGTTGTTTACATATTCGTGCAAACGGAGTGAAAACATTTTGTTTGGTATTAAAAGAAGAAGATGGATATATCATAGAAGAACTCAACAATATCTTAGATTCAGAGTACAAGGTCAAACATGGTGTAAACAATTGGAATACCAAATATTCACGATTAGATATCAATAGTAAAATATTCTGCGAACATTTAGAAAGTAAGGGGGTTCATCCAAATAAAACTACAGAATGTCTACTCCCTACACAAGAAATTGTCCCAATTAGCTTACGCAAGCATTTTATAAGAGGATTTATGGATGGTGACGGATGCATATCAATAACTCACGATACAGATTACTCCTTAAAATTTATTGGGACTTATAAAATGATGAAAGGAATACAAGATTTTTTTGGCATAGAAAATGGATCTTTAGTTCAAGATAAAAGATGCAACGTCCCAATTTATACATTGGGTTATCATGGTAATCGAATTGCCGAAAATTTATTGACTGTTTTATATGAAGATAGTCACATATCTTTAGATAGAAAATATCAAAGATTTTTATCATTGTGTCAGCTAAATGAAAACAATAGTTTAGATAATTTATACAATAGTAATATTAGACGTTCTAATATATTTAAGTTATATCGGCAAGGATTGTCCTATATGAAGATATTTGAATTAACAGGACATTCTACTTCTTATATAAATAGTGTAATTAAGCCCTATAGAGATATAGAAATGGCGAAGTTAGACAAAGATATTTTAGAAATGTATAGTAAGGGCAAATCTAAACTATCTATTTGTAAAATAACTGGCAGATCAAGAGATTACATTAGAAAGTTAGTAGATTAGAGTTGGTTAGTGCATAGTAAAAATAACTTCGGTGTCCATAGTAGTAATATTATGGAGAATGACATGGTGAACCAACAGAGTTGGGTGTACTCAATACGTTTAGGAGCTATAGGAAATGATAGCTAAATTGAGTGCTAACTGGGAAGCCTTAACGTGTTAAGACGATGGTAATCCAGTGCCAAGCTTGAGTAGAAATACTCTTGAAGGTCAAACGACTATCCCTTGGCTATGGTCTATAAATAAATAGCAATA